AGGTGAACGGGGTCGTGCCGCTGCTGGGCACGGTCCATTGCAGGGCGATGGAGGTCTGCGTCGAGGTGCCGACCACAGCGAGGGCGGTCGGCGCGCTCGGCAAAACGGCCAGCGTGGATGCGCTGACGGTCGAAGAGGTGCTGCTTCCGATGCTGTTGGTGGTGATGACTTCGAACTGGTAGGCCGTGTTTGGTGTCAGGCCGGTGACCGCCGCAGTCGTGGTGCTGATGCTGCCGCCAATAGCCGTCCACGTTGGCGAACTGCCCGCCAGGGCGAACATCGGCTGATAGGTGAAGGGAGTCGTGCCGGTGCTCGGAGCGGTCCAGGAAAAGGTCAGTGTCGTCGAGGTGACTGCGGAGACAACCAGCCCGGTTGCCGGGCCTGGCGTGCCGGCGATGCTGCCGGCCGTCTGGACGGCCGTGAGGATGCTGGACGCAGGGCCCGAGCCGGCCAGGTTGGAGGCGACGACCTCAAAATCGTAGCCGGTGGCGGCGACCAGCCCGGTGATGGTCTGGGTAGTTGCGGACGTGGTCGTGGCGGCGGCGGCGTGGAAAATCCCCGAGCCGGAGGGTGTGCGGAGTAACACCTGATAGGTGAAGGGTGTCGTGCCGGAGCTGGGCGCATTCCATTGCAGGCTGACCGTGTTCTGGGTCGGCGTGCCCACGACAGCGAGCCCGGTCGTTGCGCCAGGCGCGATCGCTAAGGTTTGCGCCGTGACCGTGGCGGAGGTGCTGTTGCCGGTTGGGTTCGAAGTAATGACCTGGAACTGATAGGCCGTGTTCGACGTCAGGCCGGTGGCCGATACGCTCGTCGCGCTGATGCTGCCACCGATATTCGTCCATGTGGGGGTGCCGGAGGCGAGAGACACCTGCGGCTGATAGGTGAAGGGCGCTGAACCCGTGGCCGGCGCGATCCACGACAGAGTCAGAGAGGCAGTGGACAAGCTGGAGACCGTCAGGCCGGTCGCCGGTCCCGGAGCGACCCCCAGGGGCGGGGTGATAACGGTAATGATCTGCGAAATACTGGTTCCCACGGCTATAATCCTTCAGCGGTTATGAGCCATGACTTCAAATTCGTATCGGGTGCCGGGGTGGAGATTGGTGACGATCGCCGAAGGCACCTCGGATGTCGCGGCGACCGCCCATGGTCCGCCCCCGAAGGGACGCATGAACACGGTGTACCCAATCGGTAGCGTGCCGGTGGTTGGTGGCTTCCAGACCAGGGCGACACGGGTCGCAGCGACGGACGTCGTCCGCAGCTGGGTGACCTGGGACGGCGGGACCTTGGCTGGCGCGGGCATGTGCGGCCTGTGGGGTTAGAGGTTTGTTGTCACGACCTCGAAATCGTATTGCGTCACCGGCAGCAGGTTGATGACCGTGACGGTCAGCGACCCCAGGCCGACATTGAACGTCTGCCAGATCGTTGTTCCGGTGATGCGGTAGTTGATCGAATAGGTGAACGGCGGCGTGCCCGTACTGGGCTGCTGCCAAACCAGCGTAACAGCCGTGGCCTGCACCTGCGTGGCAATAAGGTTCTGCGCTGGTGCTGGAGGCACCAGGCTGGTCGAGGCAGAGACGATCGCAGAAGCCGCGGCGCCCGCAGTGTTGCGAACGATGATCTCGAAGTCGTAACCGGTGTTCGCCGCGAGGTTCGCCACCGTGGCTGTATTGGACGAGACAGTCGGTCCGGAGAGGAAGGTCTGCGTGCCGGTCTGGCGGTAAAGAACGCTAGACGAGAACGGTGGGGAACCCACGGTTGGAAACACCCACGACAGCAGCACGCTGTTTGGTCCGGCGGCAACGGCGACCAGACCGGTCACCGCGTTGGGCGCCGTGACGGTCGCGCCGGCGGCCGGCTGCAGGATCTTCATCCAGATGACCGTGCCCTCGGCCTTCAGGCTAGTTACCAGATCATCGATCGCGTTAATGCCGGCGGGGGCGATGATGCCGAGGAAATACCCAGGGACGTTCCAGTAGGCGCTGTCACCCCAGCATTGGATGGGGTTGTTAGGGCCGATCGCCGGGATGGCAGCCGGTGCCGTCTCGATATAACCCTGGTAGCGCAGGCCACCGTCGCCCCAGCGAGCCGGGTTGGCCACGGTGTCCACGTTCCAGTAACTGTTGTTGTCCCAAGCGCCGGTGTCGTTGACGCTCCAGGGTTCCAGCATGCGCGGCACGCTGCCGGTCAGTGCGGTCAGCGCGTTCTGCAGCGCCGAGCGGGTGGCAGCGGGCTGAAACAGCGCCGCGATGATGGCCTGACCGAATGCGGCATCGCTCATGCCGGACGGGCGCGGCAAAAGGTCGCCGAGGAAGTCTATGCTGGCAAAGTCCAACTCCGGGAAAGTCTCAGTTTGGATGCGCTGGGCATTCAGCGTGTACTGCAACTCGCCCTGGACGATCTGCAGTTCTTGGCCCAGCGAGAGCAGCAGCGCGAAGACATTGCCCGACTGCTTGGCGTCGTCGGACGCCCATCCGCGCGGGAAGTTCTCGGCAAGCCTGGCGGCGAACTCGATCGCCGAGAGGCCCGGTATGACAGTCGGCTGCTGCCCGGACATCAGTAGTTATCCACGGTGATGGCGATTACAGACGTCCTGATCTCCTGCTGGATAGACGGGATCAGGTCGGCCGAAATGCCGTTGATCGTGACGCTCGACGGGTTCACCGCGACCACGCCGAATACGGACAGCGCTGCGGTGATGATCGCTGAGCCGTTGAGTCGGGCGCCCGGCGGCAGCTGGTTGGTCATGGCCGCGATCGCGTTCTGCACTGCGGTGTTGACGTTGGCCGGGACGATACCGGGGATCGGCGCGAGATTAACGGCGAGCGCGATGACGGCCTGCAGTGAGGTTGGGGGCACCACGAACGGTTGCACTGAGAAGGCGCGCACGGCGTCGACGGCGTTGAAGATGGCATTTAGCAGGGAGGCCGGCGGGCTGCCGCTGCCGTCATCGGCGATGACGGTAAACGAGCCGAGCAACACGGTTCCGTCCGGCTGCTGGTTCTCCAGTAAAGCGATCAGTAAGCCCTGCTGAACGCTCATGGCAGCGGCAAGGATGGCCGCCTTAGTCGCCTTCGCCAGGGTCGCGAGATATAGAATGAAGCGGGACCGGAAGGACGGGTCGGACTCGGCATCGAGGCCGTTGGTGATTGGCGCCGGGTTGGTGACCTGGTCGATGCCAGGCACGGAGGAGCCGAACTGAATAAGCTGATTGGCGAGCAGATTGCTGCCGGAGCCGCCGACGAGCGCTTCGACGGTGGCTGTTATGGCGGTCTGGCCGATGGCAAGGACGTAGCCGTCGGCGGCGGCGTTGTATGCGGAATTGTTGGTGTCGGCGACAACCTCGTATTGGATCGCGCCGCCGACGGTCTGCACGATCGCCCCGACTGGAACGAGTATGGCAGTGGCCGCCGGAACGAGTTTCCGAAAGGACTCAGGGCCCGTCGCGAAGTCGGCGGGCAAGCGGACGAAGTTGAACTGCGCCATCCAACTGTCGAGGTCGGCGCCGGTGGAGGTTTGTGCCCTGGCCAGAGCCAGCACCAGCTGGATCTGTGCCTGCAGGAAGTCGAGTTGGGCCGAAACCGACTGCCAGAAGGCCAGTAGCGGATCGCCGTCGGAGAACGAGGTCGATGTACCGGTCTGTGCCGACCACGTCGCGATCATATCGGACACGAAGCCCGATATGAGTTTGGTCGGGATTGTCATGTGGCGGCTATCCCGAGTTGGAACCGAACGTCATCGAGAAAGCCCCCAGCTGACCGCTGATCAGTTGGATGCCGACGTAGACCTGGATCAGCCCGATCATCGGCGTGGAGATGCCGATGCTCGGCACCGCGGACGGCGACGTCGCCGCGTCGGCGGCCACGGCCTGGCGCATGCGGCGGGTGAAGTTGGCGATGAAGTTGGCGTTGGGGTTTTGGTCAATCAACGCGGCGGCGCCCAGACCGTAGAGTGGCGAGAAGATGTAGTCCGGCGGAGTAGTCGTGCCGTCTGGGAGCGGCAACGCGCTATTGGTGAGAAACCGGCGGATGATCCGCTCGCGGACCTTGTCCCAACCAGAGGCCATCTGCACTGAGCCGTTCGGAAGTAGCACCAGGTCGCCATTCCATTCGAGGTAGAACGTATCGCCCGGATTGATCTGTGGGCTTGGGATACCGCCCGTCTGAACAGTGGTGCCGCTCATGGACTACTCCGCT